TGTGAGTGTAACATTCGATTTTTGTAACACTCAAAAACAGAAGAAAACACGATAAAGCAGTACTGATAAGCATTATTAATAAAATACGGCTTTGAAGTGAGCGTTACATAGTACTGATTCTGTTACACTCACAGACTAATAGAAAAAGGAGAAAAAAAATGTATTCAATTCAGAATCAAAACAAAGACACAATTTATTACAATCCAAACATTAAGAAGCTTTATATTATCGATAAGAAAATAGACAACAAGCTTCAATATGAAGTACGTGCAACAATAGACAATGATGATCGCTTGTTGGGGAGATATTCAGATAAAGCGGTAGCACAAGAAGTTATGAACGATTTAATCAGTGATAGCTATTGGAATGATGCAGCTGTGTTCTGTATGCCGGAGGATAAGTAAACATGTCGGTAATAACATTAATAGCATTCGTGCTTGGAGTGTTTTATGGTGTATTCATTATGCTTGCTTCAAAAATTTCAGGAGTAGACGATGACTAGAAAAGAAGATATTGAACTTGCGTTGTTACGCAGAAAGAAAAACAATTTGGAAAAAGAAATAGCAAGAGTAAAGGAGGCGCATCGTAGACATGAGTTTTCAGAAGTTAATACATTTCAATTGTTTGTTCTTGAAAATAAGTTGGAGTTTGTAGAAAAGAAATTAGCGAGAAGGGAGAAGCATGATTACAATTGAAGAACTAAAAAACTATCGCTATCTTCAAATGCAGGCGCAAGCTATTCAAGAACAAATTAGGCAGATGTATGTTCCTATTTCTTCTCCACAGCTATCTCAAATAGGAACAAAGTCAAATGTTCCTGGAGATCCAACACGCTCGGCATTCTATAGAATTGAAAAATTAAATCAGGAACTCGAAGAAAAGGTGAATGAAATTGCGGTTCAAATGAAAAGAATTTTAGATTGGGTAGATACAATTGACAATCCGGAAATTCAAATCATAATCCGCTGGCATTTTATGAACGGTCTAAGTTGGAAAGACACTGCAAGAAAAATCTATTCAACATCAGATTCAGATAGTTGTAGAAAAAAATTTTATAGATATTTTGAAAGTGTCCGCTAGTGTCCGCCAATGTCCGTTTTATATGTGATAATATGCTAGTGTAGAAAAAGAACAGATGCATGGGCAGGTCTGTTCTTTTTTTATAAAACGTGGGTATTAAGTAGATTTTCATTTGAATTCGACTCCTTTATGTGCAACTGCCCACTTATTAAAGGAATATGAGATGGAAGATTACAAACTTGCTGAATATATTAGGCAATTAGAAAAAGACAATAGACTATATAGGTTCTACAAATCAAAAGCATGGTGTGATTTAAAAGATGAAGTGTTAACGGAGAATCACAACGAGTGTCAACTTTGTAAAGCTGAAGGGAAGATAAGAAAAGCAGAGACTGTACATCATATTAACTATGTACATGATCATCCTGAACTTGCTTTAAGTAAGACCTTCATTGATGCTGATGGAGTAGAGAAACAAAACCTTATGCCTTTATGTTTTGATTGCCATAATAAGATTCATAAGAGATTTAATTACAAAGAAAACGAAAAAATAACACAAGAACGATGGTAAATACCCCCCACTCTCCCGTATGCCATTCCTAAAAGAGAGGGCTTACAACGGGGGAGAATCTGCACAGGTTAGATTTTTCGCACATTATATGAGATTTTTCACAAGAAAGGAGCATGCATGTATGTTAAAAGAACCGGTCGCGATTAAAAAGCAGAAAAAAGCGACGAATCATCGAACAAAGAAGGAACTTGCGAAGTCTGAAGATGAAGCGCTGGTGCTTCCTGCTACCCAAATTGATGATATTACCAATCCTAAAAAGATGTATGCTTTTTTCAAGAATGTATTGATTGAAAACGGCCTTTGGTGGCCGAGCGACGATATCCATTTACAACTATATGTTAATTTGATTGCAGAAAGAGACAAGCTGACAAAGAAAATTAATAAAACTACGAAAAACGCCATTCGAAATGCTTTGGTAAAGGAAAGACATGTATTGATTTCCGATGCTTTGGAATATGAAAAACAATTAGGATTGACAGTGCTTGCAAGAGCGCAGCTGTTACGTAAGAAAGATGCCAAGAAAAAGCCAACCGCAAAAGACAAAGCAATCGCACTTATGTAAAGATGTTAAACAATGTCCTGAAATCTGGGATTATTTCAAAGCTATTAAGCAAAAAAAGATAAGAACAAATAAGCACATTAAAGCGTTGATATCATTAGTGGAAAAGGAGTTCGCAAAAGGGGAAATATATATTCGACTTGATGAAGTTGAAAATTATATGTCATTTGAGATTCTATTTCCATTTAAATTAATGCCATGGGAAAAATGTGCTTTTGTTTTGCACAACTGTGTCAGAAGGATTTCGGACGAAAGTCTTCGATGGCCAGATTTATATTTATATCTTGGGCGTGGAAATGGAAAAAACGGATATGCGTCCTTTGAATTCTTTTGCCTAATGACACCGGTAAACGGAATCGTAAGATATGACATCGATACGTGTGCTACCGCAGAAGACCAAGCTAAAACATCATTCAATGATATTTTTGAAATGATGGATTCACATCCTGAAATTTACCAAGATAAATGGACGTGGACAAAAGAGCGAATTGTAAATAAAACAACAAAATCTGTTCTACGCTATAGAACGAATAGTCCAAAGTCAAAGCAAGGTCTACGTTCTGGAATGGTATATCTTGATGAAGTTGAAGAATTTGATGATTGGGGAAATATCAGGGTATTTAGAACGGGACTAGGTAAACAAAAATTTGATATGGATGGCAATGCACGTTCTGATCCAAGAAGTTTAATGACTTCGACAAATGGAGATAAGCGTGGCGGACCTCTTGATAAGTATCTGAATGATGCAGAAGAAATATTATTCAACAATGTTTACGATAATGGAACGTTATTTTTTATTTATTCATTGAATGATAAAGAAGAAGTACACGATCAAAAGAATTGGATTATGGCCAATCCATCAATTGATTTCTTTAAAAGTTTAAAGGATGAAATTGAAAAGGAGTATGCCGAGTATAAAAAGGACCCTGTTACAAATTCATCGTTTATGTCATTGCGAATGAATTTACCTGTTGAAAAGAAAGAAGACCCAGTTACATCCTGGGAAAATATTCAGGCTACAAATCAAGAGCTTCCACCACTGGAAGAACTTCGGAAGATGCCTTGCATTTTAGGCGTGGACTTTACAAAGACCACTGATATGGCAGGCGCGTGTTTTACATTTAGAGACTTTGAAAAAAATAAATATTACACAGTGAAACATGCTTGGCTATGTAGAAAGTCAGGAGATTGGGACCATATTAATCAAGATGCTATCAAAACATTTGAAATGAATGATTGCTTGACAGTGATTGATGATGTCGAAATCTATCCAGAATTAATTGTTGAATGGGCGCTTTCGTTTAAATTCAATATTGTAATGCTGGCGGTGGATAGTTACAGATGGAGTACATTAAGAGAAGCGTTTGAACACGCTGGATTTGATGCAAGCGATAAAGAGTTGGTGAAGTTGGTTAGACCGAGTGACATTATGCTGGCAATACAACCAATTAATTCGATATTTGTAAATCACCAGTTATGCGCTGGTGATGATCCGTGCTTTAGATGGTCAATCAACAATACGAAGTTGATACCTGCGGCAAACGGAAACTACAAGTATGAAAAGATAGAACGTCGAAGTCGTAAGAACGACCTCTTTATGGCATATGTCCATTCAATGACATGTGTTGATAAATTAGTGGATAATAGACGGGCGACTGTTGTTCCTGAAGTTTGGACGTTTTAGAAAGGAGAGGGAGAAATGGGACTGTTTGATTTTTTAGGTCGAAAAAATAACGGTTATTCTATTTTAGAATTGGCGATAAAATCAGAGGAAATTCGAGATGGCCTTGGTATGAAGGAACTTGCGCTACATATCGCAATGTCAACGATTGCTGATTTATTAAGCAGATGCAAGATTAAACGATATGTTAAAGGCAAAGAAGAACCAAATGAATTTACATATGCAATGAACTTATCACCAAATTCAAATATGACAGCTGCAGAATTCTGGCAAAAGGTTATAAGAAATGCTTATGAATGTGAAAATGGAGCAATTGTAATTCCGTACGAAAGAAATGGATTTATGAATTATCAAGTGGCGGATAGCTACGCGTTAAAAAAATATCCAATGAAAGAAAATAAGTATAGTGGAATTGTGATTGATACATTATCGCTAAGCAAAAATTATTTAGAAGGTGATATTTTCCACTTTAATTTTGAAAATATCGAATTAAAGAAATATGTTGAAATTATGTATTCTGAATATGGCGATTTGATGAAATTTGCGTTAGAAACATACAAGAATAAGAATGGTATGAAGCTTCTTCTTGAAATTGAGGCTGTGAAGACTGGAAGCGAAGATGATGAGAAGAAGTATAAAGAACAACTAAAGGAAAGTATGAAGTCATTTATGACATCACCTAATGCTGTAATGCCGAAATATAAAGGAACATCAATTACAGATTTTGCAAAAGGTTCTTCCCAAAATTCTGATGATATTCGCAATTTAAGAAAAGATATATTTGACACCGTTGCACAGATATTCAAGATTCCACAATCCATTTTCTATGGCAATATAACGAACTCTGATCAAGTGTTTGATGAAATGATAACTCTAGTTATTGCTCCACATGCGAAAGTAATAGAACAAGAGTTGAATAGAAAGACGATTTCTTATGATGAATATATTAAAGGAAATCGAATTGAAATTGATACAAGCACAATCAAGGTCCAAGATATATTGAAACTATCTGCGAATATTAGTGGGCTTGTTGGCTCTGGTGCATATAGTCCAAATGATGTTCGAGAAAAGCTTGGAGATGCCAAGATAAATGAAGATTGGGCGAATGAATATTACATGACCAAAAACTATGCAAACGCAGATGACATTTCGAAAGGTGTAAATGAATGAAAAAATATTATGATTTAGTAACGACTGGCCAAACGGCAGAAATTTGTATTTATGGCGATATCACATCATGGCCATGGACAGATGGTGATACATCAGCAGTTGGGATGGTTCAGGCAATCAAGGGATTACCTGAAAATATTTCTAACATTAACATTCGCATTAATTCATATGGTGGTGAAGTTGCAGAAGGTCTAGCAATTTATAACACTTTGAAAACGTGTGGAAAGCATGTGACAACTACGATTGATGGTTTTGCATGTTCTGCTGCATCGATGATTTTCATGGCTGGTTCTGAAAGAATCATTAATAACTCAAGCTTGTTAATGATCCATAATGCGCTTACCTATACGGTTGGCAATGCTGAACAATTGCGAAAAGAAGCGGATGATTTAGAAAAAATCAATGAGCAGATTATCAAGACGTATATGGAACATGTCAACATCACAATAGATGAAGTCAAGAAAATGATGGATGATGAAACGTGGATTACTCCAGAAGAAGCACTCGAAAAAGGATTCGCTTCAGAAATTGGAAATGTTCCAGAATCAGAAAATGTGATGAATTCTGCAAGAAAAATGATTTTTGATTCATTGGTTCAAAAGCAACCATTAAACAAAAATGAAAACCAAGAACAAATTGAAGTGCATCTTGATAAAGATGGAATACACATTCAAGCTACAAATGAAGTGCCGGAACAAAAAACGATGTTAGGCACTTTTTTAAATGCAATCATCAAATAAAAAAAGAAAGAGAGGATTTTTAGATGATTAAAACTACAGCAACATACAACGAAAAAGTAAAGGCACTTCTTGCATCCATGAAGGATGGTGATGAAACACAGGTACAGGATGCGCTGAAGGGATGGATGGAAGAAATCCAGAATAACATTCGTACCGATTTTGAACAGTATCAAGAAACACACGATCAATCAATTTTAGATAGACGTGGAATCCATGCGTTAACTTCAGAAGAGACAAAGTTCTACAATGCATTAATTGAGAGTGTACGTGATAAAAAGGTATTGAATGCAACTAATGCAGGTCCTGCATTACCTATTACCGTTGTAGAACGTGTTCTTGAATTTGTTAAGAAGGACCACCCATTAATCAACGCAATCAATCCAACAGTTGTCGGAACAATCACTAAGATTTTAAAGAGAAAAGGAAAGTTGGCTAAGGCTGTTTGGGGTGAAATCACAGATGAAATTAAGACAGAAATCAAGGGTGATTTAGCAGTATCTGATCTAGTTGCGGCTAAATTAACAGCATTCTTACTCTTATCTCAGGATTACATCGAACTAGGACCAACATGGTTAGATGCATATGTTCGTCAATGCTTAGAAGAAGCTTTAGCGCTTGGAATCGAAGATGGCGTAATCAACGGTACTGGTGTAAAACAACCGGTTGGATTAATCCGTGATATTCATGAAGGGGTAAGTTTCAGCACAACTACTGGATATCCTGAAAAAACACCTGTTGTTGTTAAGTCCTTTGATCCAAAGACATATGGCGAATTAATTGCTAAGATGTCAAAGACTGAAGCTGGTGAATCACGCGTAATCACGAAGGTAATCTTAGTTGTTAATCCAACAGATTACTTTCAAAAGGTTATGCCTTCAACAACTGTATTAACTGCATCTGGTGCATATGTTAGCGATGTATTCCCATTTGCCACAGAGGTATTCCAATCTGCAGCAGTAGCAGAAGGAAAGGCAGTTCTCTTCGTTGAAAAGTCTTATATTTTCGAACTTGCAACAGGAAATAAGGATGGAGAAATCTTAACTTCTGATGAATACAAGTTCTTAGAAGATTTCCGCACATACAAGATTCGTCTACTTGGCACAGGTATTGCAGAAGACGATACATGTGCATTGCTACTTGATATTTCTGGTTTAGCACCACTATATTTAACAGTTAAACAGCTACCTGCTGCCTAATTGCTAAATGGATAGAGAATATCTAAAAAGAAATGTTGATACTGTCAAGCCAGCCGCAAAGCTGGCTTGCAATATCACGTGGGAAGAATCAGAAACAAATAGCAAGTTAGAAGAAATTATTAGAAATAGCATTGCAACAATCTGTGATATGCTTGGCAGTGATGAGATTGATTTCGAGAATGATATTCGATCAAGAGAACTTCTGATTAATTACATTGTGTATAAGTGGAATAATGTTCCTGAACAATTCCGCACTAACTATATAAGTGACATCTTAGAGTGCAGAAAGAAGGTTCAGTTAGAAAAATTTGTTCCTGAAGGTGATTCCTGATGAAATTCAAAAGTGATATCGATACCTGTAATTCTGGCATCGTCTCAATTGGAACGGATAAGAAAACAAAAACAAAATATGGTGGACAAATCAATGTCAAATCAATTGATGACCTTGCAAATGTTAACCGTTTTTTCTTTGAAGAGCTTTCAAAACGCGAACGCGACTATCTGATGATTTCGGCGCTAGGGCATTCACTTTCGATGAAAATCAAAATTCCATTTAACACATTGGTCAAGTCAAAACAGTATGCTGTTATTGGGAAAGATTTGTTCACAATTTCCTATATTGACCACGATAAGTTCTGTGAGAACTTATTTTTATATTTAGAAAGTGTGACTAAAGATGAGTAGAGATTCACTTCAAGAATTACATGATGCGTTATCTAGCATAGAAAAGAATTTAGCATATGGTACAGAAGATTTGATTGAAACAGAAGTTTGGGATTATACAATCTTTGGAAGAGATACGCTACAAATTAACGGAACATCCGGAAAAGACTATTCAGATGTTTATTTTGTAATGATTGTTCGAGAAAATTATGTTCCAAACGAACTGATCCAAGAAGTAATTAGTAAAGTTACGGAAATACCAGGATTTAGAATCATTTCGGGTGATCATCAGTTTGATTATGCTCGCATAGGAAACACAAAAGCAATTGCAGAAAGCATCACGCTAAAATTTGTAAAGGCAAATAAGCGATATGCCGTATATTAAAAGCGATTTTAAAGCTGCGGAAAGATTAACAAATGCAATTAAAGGATTTGGAGATGGTGCAGAAAAAACCATCAATGAATATCTTTGGAATGATGCACCGGAAATCATCGAAAGCAATATAGCTTCTCGATTCCCAGTCTCCGGAAGACATTGGAAGAAGAAAATTAAAAGTGCGTCATCTGCCGGCGTTAAAGGCGTTTTTGACCAACCTAAAAAAGGAAACTTGTCTGTTACGGTCAGAACACGTAAATCATATAACTATCTATACTATCCAGATGACGGAAGCAATACACGCAATCATCAGGGTAATCAGCACTTCATGCAGAAAGGTGCAGAAGATAGTCAAGAACAAATCGTAGACGCTTTGGTTGAGCGCCTATCTAAGAAAGTAGAGGAATAGATAAATGACCAAATACGAAAATGTGTATTCAGATTTTGAAGTAACAAAAACATCATTCAAGCCAAAAGGAGCAACTGCTTTTATTGAAAATAACTGCGTTGGTAGTTTGGAGATTCAGGAAACTGTAAGAAATATCACAAAGAAATGTCGTGGAGTAGTAGTTAAGAATCGCACGAAGCATGGTGGAACTATCGAAGGCACATTAAAACTACATATGAAGTGGGGATTGTATAAAACATTGTTTGGCTTAAATTCTGATGGATTAAAAGAAGGTATTAATTCTCTTAATAGAGATAAATCTGTACATCCAGAATTTACGATGGTAAACGAAGTTCGTGATGAAGATGGAACTGTGAAGCTTCTTGCGTTCCCTTGTTGCGTTGCTAGTGAAGGCGCGAAGAAGTCAATTGAAAATGGAGCAACAGAGGTTGTTGAAGTTGAAATGAAGTTTAGTGCATCGGTGGATGAAATTGGAAACACTATGTATGAAGCAATTGTACAAGAAATCACAGATGAAACCGTTAAAACAAAGTGGATGACAGAGTTCTCAACTGAATTAGTAAAGGTTGCGGCGTAGTATGGCTAAGAAAAACACAAAAGTTGAAAATGACGTAACAGAAAAAGAACAAACTACTGAATATGAAGTTGTTGCGACATTTTACGACAAACACACAAACGAGGAGCATGCGACAGGTAAGCGTTTGTTTCTAACGGAAGAACGTGTGAATGAAATTCTAGATGTTCAATCTAGACTTGGATACAACTTAATTGAAAAAGTAGAAGATGGAGAATAAGATGATCAAGCAAGTTAATACAACATTAAAATTAAGTGATGGTGAAAAAGTAAACTGTGCTTTGAACATGGCTTCGCTTTTTAAGTTGGAGCATGCTAGACCTGAAATTTATGAGCAAACATCGCAAGGCATGAATGGCATTACCAAAGACAAAACACATGCTGCGGTAGATGTTCTATATGGCTCATATTTATGCGGGAATATCGACAATATAGATGCATGCATGAATAAGTCTGAATTCATTGAGAAACTACCAGGATACAGCGAAATGATGACTGTTGTCGGAGAACTTTTGGCTGGTAAAAAAAAGTAAAATTTGAAGAAGCGTTCAAAGCAAAGACTCAAAAAATGCCAAGACATTTTTCAATGCCGAAAATAGAGTTTGAGAGTGTAGAAGATTACTACACTTTTTATGTACTTATTTTAGGCGTTCCTGAAGAAGTGTTTTGGCATTTTCCTTATAAGTCCTTAATGAAAATTTCGGATAACTATACTGCATATAAATCGTGGGAGAAATGGATTGAGTACGAAAAGATGCAGAAGAAATAAAAAAGAAAGAGAGGTGAAGTAAATGGCAAAAAAGAATTCTGCTGAAATCAAATTCAGTGCGGATATAGGCGATTTTACATCTGGCATTAAAACGATGAATGATAACATCAAAGTTTATAATGCTCAATTGAAATTGAACTCTACGCAACTGAAGGGAAATTCAGAAGATATAAACCTCTTACAGCAACGAGTATCGCTTCTTACATCCAAGTACGATGCATCAACAGAAAAAGTTGAGAATACACAGAAAGCTTTGGACGAAGCAAAACGCGTTTTTGGTGAGAATTCAGAAGAAGTGCAGAAGTGGACCAAGAATTTAGCATATGCTCAAGCAGAACAAGAGAACATCAATCAAGAACTGACAGCAGCTAAAGGAAAACTTGAAACTGCTGAACAGGCTCTGAATAGTAATGCAAGTGCTACTGAAGATTTAGCGAATAAAACGAAACAATCTGCTGAAGAACAGACGGAAGCGAATACAAAGTATTTAGCAACAAAAGATGCTCTTGATCAGATTGGGGATGCGGCCAAAAATGCAGCGGATAAACTTGTTGACTTTGGCAAAAGCACGCTTGAAGCTAGAGATAAAACAGACAATGCATTAGACACAATTCAATTTGGCACAGGAAGAACAACAGCGGAGATGGCAGGACTTGAAACAGCGTTGAAGAATATTGTTAAAACAATTCCTGTTGCTGATATGAATGATTTAGGTAATGCAATGGCTACAGTCGCAACGAAGTGCGATTTAACGGATGAGGAAATCGAACCGTTAATGATGCATGTTGCGCAATTATCCAAGATTTCTGGTGAGTCCGCATCTAGTATTACAGACTCGATGATTTCGATGAGTATGGCATTTGGAACAGAGTATGATAAGTCACTTGACATCATGATGCAAGCTTCACAGATGTATGGTTTATCTTTTAGTGATCTCTCTTCAATGGCGTCATCTGCCGGCGTAGCTTTACATGACACCATGGGTTTATCACTTGAACAGGTTACAAGTTTGATGGGATATTTCGCAGCATCTGGTGTTGATGCATCGCAAGCTGTCGCTGGATTGATGAAGGCAACAAAAAACATGTCTGAAGACGGCACTGCAAGCGTTGAAGCATTTAATGAAGTTCTTGCGAAACTATCTTCTGGCCAAATGTCTGCAGCTGATGCGCAGGAAATATTCGGTGCGAAAGCACAGAACTTTATCGCAATGCTACAATCATCGGGAGTTTCTTCAATCGACATCATGAGCAAATCTTTAGAAAATCAAACAGGAGCGTTATCAACAGTTTCTGGAATGTATGATGAGATGAAGGATTCTGGCGATGACATGGTCGTGGCACAACAGAAAGCACAGCAGACATTGAGTGATTTGGGAGAATCAATTCTAACTACATTGACGCCTGCAATCTCCAATTTCTCTGATATGATTTCTGCCATTAATGATACATGGAACAGTCTTAGTCCTGAAGCACAGAATGCAATTGTTACAATTGGAGAAATCGTAGTCATTATCGGAACTATGATCGGCGTACTTTCAACGTTGCAAAAGGGAATCATGGCAGTTAACTTTGTGATGATGGCCAATCCTGCAGCGCTTGTCATTGCTGGAATAGTCGCACTGATAGCAATCATCATTGTTCTTTGGAATAACTGCGAAGGATTCAGAAATGTTGTAATGATGGGAATCGACATTATTTCAAATGGCGTTAAAGGTGTTGGTGATTTTATTGGTGGTGTATTTGGCGGTATCGGAAGCACAGTTCTTGCTGTATGGAATGGTATTAGTGGTGGAGCATTAGCACTTTGGGATGGAATCAAAAGCGGATTTCAGAGTGGTGTTGATTTCGTAAGAGGATTATTTAATTTTCATTTCGAATGGCCGCACATTCCATTACCACACTTTTCCATTAGCGGAAGTATCAATCCGTTAGATTGGTTAAAAGGTGGTTTACCGAAAATTGGGGTTGAATGGTATGCGAAGGCAATGGATCAGCCTTATGTATTTAATCAGCCATCTATTATTGGTGTTGGTGAAGCTGGTGCTGAAATGGTAGTTGGTAAGAACTTTGTATATGAACAAGTGCAAAGTGCTTTAAACAGTTTAGCGTTTGGAAATATATTTGATTTGTTTAACAGACTTATGTCTGTAATGGATAGACCAATTAATCTATATGTGGATGACAATAAGATTGCTGAAGCAACTGCTACAGCAGATGATAGAGTGTCTGCTAGTCGTGTTAATCTAATGGAAAGAGGGCTTGCATTATGATAAATTTAGCTGGTAACTTGCAAAACGGAATCAGTATCAATGGCAAGCACTCTTACAGGGATTTTGGCTTATTTGTTAGTAAAAAAGTGGTTGAAATGCCAAGTATTAAACGAATTCGAGAGACAGTGCCGTATATGAATGGTTCACATGATTTTTCAAAATTGAATGGTGAACTTACATATGAGGATAGAATCATTTCATATACATTCGATATCACCGGAAATAATGCGGAAGAAATGAACAAAAAGAAACATGATGTTTCTGCGTGGCTTTGTGCAGTTCATGAAGAGAATATTCAAGATGATGACTATCCGCATTTACATTTCGTTGGCTCTTACCATGAATCGGATTGGGAAGAAGATGATGGCCAAGGTGAATTAACGATTAAATTCATTTGCCATCCGTACATGTACGCAAATACTGAAACAGTAATTGAGCTTGCGGCAGGAACGAACGTTTCATTAATGGTTCAAAATGATAGTGATCACCGAGTTATTCCGACTGTTGAAACTAACGGCGCATTGACAATTCAAGTTAGCGGAAAGAAGTTTGTTTTCTCAGGAAACGGAAAACATCAATTATTTGCACTTGAAAAAGGAAACAATCAAGTGACATATACACTTACAGGAAATGGGAAGATACGTTTCTATAAAGAGGTGTTCTGATGTATATTGTTAAACTGATTAATGGTATAAACGAAACTATCATTCATGGAAATATTGAGAAAATTACCAATGGAAAAATAAAGGAAGAAATCAACGCGATTCCTTCCTTTTCCTTTTCAATTTATCCAAATAATGCAGGATACCAACTGTTAACTCCATTCTATACGAAAGTTGAAGTGTACGATGAAAAACATCAACACATTGCTTTTGATGGTCGTGTTCTTGTTGTTGAGCCATCAATGGATTCTAGTGGCTTAATTTTAAAGAGAGTTACATGTGAAGGGAAATTAGCTTATTTGAATGATACTATTCAGGAATATTGTGTTCCGAAGAATTGGACCACTAAGGGGCTTCTACAGCAAATTTTGAAAGTGCATAATGCGAGGGTTGACGTCTCAAAAGTAATCAATCTAGGGAATGTGCAGGCTGTAGATGCAAACGACAATATCTATATTGGAATTCAATATGACTCTTCATGGAAAACACTAGTTGAAAAACTTGTGAAGAAATCCGGTGGAGAATTTCAATTTCGAAACGTTAATGGTTTGCTGTATCTTGATTATTTAAAACAAACAGGTGAAGAAAAGAGTACATCAATTGTTTTAGCGAAAAACATGCAATCAATTACACAAAAGATTGACTCTAGCTCCTTGATTACTCGCTTATATCCGTATGGAGCAAAAATCAAAGCGAAGGATGAATCAGGAAACGAGAAGGAGACGGAAGAACGTCTATCAATATCTTCTGTAAATGGTGGAAAGCCATATGTTGAAGATGCAGAATATCTATCACGTTATGGCGTGGTTGAAACAACTCAATTTTGGGATGACGTAAATTCTTTAGAGATTTTGAAATCAAAAGGCGCTGCATGGCTGAAGGAAAACAATCGTATCACAGTTAGCTATGAAATAGATGCATTTGATCTTTCGCTTATTGATGTTGATTCTGATGAATTGACAGTTGGAAACATCTATCCTGTAAGAAATGAATTATTGGATATCGATGAAAAATTAAGAGTTATTTCTCGCACGATTGATGTTGTCGAGCCACATAAAACAACATTGGAATTTGGCAGTAAAAAGCAGACTTTAACGAATATGCAGACAAGCATTAATCAATATGTTGTAGAAACTGTTGAAAAAAACGTAAAAGCAAATGCAGAAATTACACAGTCAAATATTGATAACACAAGAAAATATGCGGCTGAAATTACCGAAGATGCAAAATCTACTGTTGTGAAAATGGTCGAATCCACCAACGATGAGCTGAAAGAAACAAAACTGAAGGTTAAATCAAACGGTTCTGCAATTGAAGCAATGCAGAAGAACGTTGATTCGATTGATGGTGCGCAACTATCTGGAAATAAGATGTATTATCTACAGACAAGCCTTACAGGAGAGCCGAGCAAAGAAAGCACTGAATGGTCAACAGTGAGACCTGCCAGTATTTCTGGACAGCATATGTGGATGATGGCAGTTGATATTTTAAAAAACGGAACGGAAATCAAACACACACCAGTTGATTTAACTGGTCAACCAGGAGAATCTGGACGTGGTATCGTTGGAACGCCAAAGGTGACTTATCAAGGTAGTACATCAGGAACGATTGTTCCGAATGGTGAATGGTCAGAAGAACCGCCATTATTAAATGATGGAATGTATTTGTGGATTAAAAAGACGACATTGTATTCTGATGGAACATCATCCGATGAATATGCGGTTACAAAAAACGGAAATACCGGTTCTGCAGGTGTTGGAATTAAAGACGACCCAATTCGTGAATATTATCTTTCAACATCCAAAACAGAATTAAATGGCGGTGAATGGTCCGATACAAAGCCACAAGTTACAACAGGTAAATTTGTTTGGACCAGATACAAAATAACATATACAGATTTGCACGTTGGATATACAACACCTTCCTATGATGATGCGTTGGATAGATTGTATGAAGTTTCTTATTCAAACAAAACAGCAATCGAGCAATTAAACAATTCTGTTAATTTATCAGTTCAGGAAACGACAGCGATCAAGAAATCTTTACAATCAACAAATGATGATTTGCACGCATTAGAAGCACAGACACAACAATATGCAACAAAGGCAGAATTGCAGTTGACGAAAGATAGTATTAGCCAAACGCTAACAGAAGAGATAGACGGTAAAACTGCTGTCCTGAAACAAATCAAGTTGCAGTCTGACGGCATGCATATTCAAGGCAAAGAGGGTTCGACAACTGAACAGGTACTTGATGAGAAATCATCGAAGATCGTGGTTAATGGAAAAGTCATGGTTGATGTAAACTCTACCGAAACACGTGTACAGTCGTTAAAAGCAGAAGGAAACTTTGCAACTGGTGCACACAAGTTTAAGCGTGGAACATTAAAAGAAATCAGCGGTGAAGTAGTTGCATGTACGAACATTTATTGGATAGGTGGTGAATGAGTATGGTTGCATTAAACAACAACTGGATAGAAGTTGCACGAGTCCATAAGAATGTAAATGGTGGTATGTATGATGTTGTTTTATGGGCAAGAGAGCCAGACCAATGGATAGACATCGAAAACAATAAATCGTGGATTGAAGTATCACTCGACACAGAATGGGTACAAGGAAATACATACGGTGGTAATTACTTAATTAAATGTACTGGTTGTACACCAATTAGTGGCGGTGCTCCATATCATTTTGAAACATCTAAAAACATATTAAAAGGTGGTTTTTGGGCTGGACATGATGATAATGGAGATTACACTACAAATTTATCTGCTAGTTTAACTTTCGGAGCATATCCATTGATGGATACATCGCTAAGTGGTGATGTATCATGCAGAAACATTCCAAGAAAGAGCGTTGCTGATACTTATTCTCTGGATAATAACGCAAATAAGTACGCTATTACGTACACAAGAAAAGTAAATGCATATCGAGAGCGTATGCGTATTAGTATCGTAAATGTTGAACAGATTAAGGTTGTTCAACCATACGAAAGTGGTTCGGTTGTTTCTATGTCCGAAAGTGAATGGGATAGAATTTATGAACTAACAAAAAATCTTGATAAGGGTAAATGTGAAATAGGAATTGTTTTAGAAACATGGACCGCTGATTTTAAAACGAAAATCGGTGAAAGTGCTGAATATAAGCAAGAACTTACAATCACAGATAGTCCATCACTAGACAATATAGTTGTGACTGATGAAGGCATTGCGAAAACATATATCCCTAATGAATATGAATGCATGTCCTTATTATCGAAGAAACGTGTTAAGGTGACTGCAAGTGCTAAAAAACACGCAACGATTAAATCAATCACTGTAAGTGTTGGAACTTTTAATAAGACAGTCAACACAACAACAGCAGATGTTTTGTTTGATGGCTTAACAAATGCAAATAGCGATATTACTTACACGATTACTGCTACAGATAGCCGCAACAACGTTATAACTTGGACACAGAAAGCAAAATATCATCAATACGTCAGACCATCAATTATCAATCTAAACGTGGCTCGTAACGGTGCAGAAAGTAGCAACGGCGCAATTAGTGCCGATGGTGAATATTGGCAAGGTAAGGTTGGCAATACGATAAATGCAATCAGTATCACGATTACAGGCAGTGCTACTGGTAATACATCAGGATTACTCAATGGTAATAAATGGTCCGCAACAAAGCCGATTGGTGGTGCAAACCCTAATCAAGCGTACACATATACGCTGACTGCTACTGATAAGTTTGGACAGTCGATAAGTCGAGATATAACGCTTGCTATCGAAAAAGCGCTAATGCAACTTGGGAAAACACAAGTTGATGTAAATGGCAACTTTACGGCAGAAGATTATTATTTCAAGAAAAACAACACTTATCAAAGAATGATTGATTTCTTTTACCCAATTGGCTCAATCCTTATGAATGAGAATAAGGACTATGATCCAAATGCTATTCTTGGTGGCAAGTGGGAAAAGATAAACGATAGATTGCTGATTGGTGCAAGCGAAGACATACCTATTAAATCGCAAGGTGGTAGTGCTACCCACGCTCATGGTCAAAGAGATGGGCGTAACGGTAATCTAGCGGCGGCTATTGGTGCGACCAATAACAACGCAAACGTTATTGGCTACAAAGCGGCCAATGATACAAACTTAGCTGCGGTAGGTAATGCAACATATGTTGTCGCCGGAACTGGCACAGGCTTTACTGGATGGAATCACTTTACGCAAGTGGTTGGTCAAACAGCGGAAGCAAGCACATTGCCGCCTTATTACGCAGTTAATATTTGGCACAGAGTTGCATAGAAAGCGAGGTAATAGATGGAAATTAAGTTAAATGATGGCAAAACATTTGAAGTTTTGTCATACCAGAAAAATAGTTTTGAATTGATGATACCTTTTAAAAGGGTTTATGATACAGCGGTTCTTATGAACCAAAACAATGTTTCTAATGCCAAAATCATAGATTCTAGCATGGGAAAAGAAAATGTTTTATATCAATTTAAAACAGTAAAAATGTTAGGCTTTGAAACTAAGGTGGTTGATGAAAACAACGTTACAATATGGTTTGACTTCGAAGAAGTTTCCCAAGCGGAAATCGATTTAGCCAATCAAAGAGCGGAGACAGAAGCAGTCGCACATTTTATCGCTTTAGGATTGCAGAATGCTGAAATTAAAGATGTTATCAAGTGGGCGAAGTTTTTAGAAGATTGGCATCCAAAAAAGTTCCCATATAAAAAAGGGGAACGATTTAAACACGAAGGCAACCCATACGAGGTTGTTGAAAATGTAATCTCAAGTGAGAATAGCACACCTGATAAGGATTCGAAACATTACAAACTATTGCAAGCAAGCGAGAACAGTCA